CACAATTGCATCAACATGATCAATTGACCACACTTGTGCTCCAGAGATCCTACTAATAGGCAAACCCAAATCCTGTGGAGGTGTGGCTGATGTTAACAAATATTTCAAACCCTTTTTCTTAATTAAAAGGAAAGCAAATTGATAAATAGTTTCCATAACATGAGCTTCATCAAAAATGAAGAAAGATGAATCATTGATCCATTCCTCATGCAAAACCAATTCCATGGGGGTTGCATAAATAACCTTAGCTTTAGGGTCATAAACAAAACCCTCAGTTGCACCAGTGCAATCCATACCAAACTTGGATTTCATATAAGGCACAACACCAGAAACAATGGATGATCTAGGTTCAACTACAATCAAATGCTTTAAAGAAGCCACTTCAGGTAATGATAAAAATGAATTTATAATTGCAGTTGTTTTTCCAGAACCAGTGGCAGCTTCAACAATATATGGTTGTCCAGCCAAAGCTAATTTGCAAGCTTGATTGGATGCCATAAAATTTGCTGGGACACTTGCAAACATAATATTAGTGATCATGCCGAATAAAGTGTCAAAAACCCAGCCAAATGACACATATTGCAATTTGGCCCAAAATGGAACTTTTCTGTAATCTGGTAAGTTACCAATGGTCGGAAGCCAACCAAGCGTTGCACACAAAAGTATGTTCCAAATTGGAATATCTAAACGACGCACCTGTAAGTCAACATGGCCAAATAAAATATATTTAATATCTGCCAACTTTTTGTCCATCATTAGGACGTACCTTGAAAAGAAACCTCCTTTTGATTGGCAGAAAATCATATATATCCAATGTTTGATTAAGCGTCCAGTTGCATAACTAGAGTCATCTCCTAATGGAATCTCAACCTCATTTGTAATCCAATCATAAGCTGTCTTTTGCACAATTGATGCTAAATGACGGCCAGTATAAATACCATTAGCTTCTCTAGTAAACAAAAGTGCCCATTCAAGAAAGGGTTTCAAAGGCCTCTGCAAGAAAATTGTTAAACCAGAATTATAAACATCTGGATTTACA